GGCTATTCCATGCGATGGATTCGGCTCAGCACGATTGGGGTTTCTGATGCCCCCAATGTTTCTCAGAAACTTCAGCAGGGCTGGGAGCCCGTAAAAGCTAGTGACCATCCAGAAGTATTCTTGTTTGAAGCTGGCAGCGGCAAGTTTGCAGACACGATTCAAATCGGTGGCCTGATGCTTTGCAAAACACCAAAGGAGTTGACTGAGATGCACGATGCCAAAGCGCGTGAACGCGCAGAGGCGGAGATGCGTGCGGTTGACAACAATTTCATGCGCGAGAACGACCCTCGTATGCCAACGATGTTCAAGCATCATCAAACGAAGGTATCAAAGTTCGGACGCGAGGCTTAATCAAGGAGGCTTAAATGCCATATCCGTTTGTTGATGCACCTTACGGGGCAAAACCCGTAAATCTGTTGGGTGGTCAGGTGTTCTCGGGTTCTACCCGTGAGTACCCGATTGCCTACAACTACGGCACGAGCATTTTTACGGGTGACGCCGTAACTTTGTCTGCCGGTTTTCTGGTGATTGCAACGGCTCCTATCAACACTACCAACACTACTGTTGGTGTGTTCTTGGGCTGTTCGTTCACTGATCCTGTGACCAAGCAAAAGCGGTTCTCGCAGTTCTATCCTGCGAACACGCTGGCTGGTGACATCCGCGCAGTGGTGGTTGATGACCCCGATACGGTTTTCCGTCTGGGTGTTGTGACTGCCGCTGGTGTTCAAACTATCGGTTCCATGTCTCAGTTGGCGGTTGGCGTGAACGCTGCCGGTTCCACGACCACTGGTTCGGTTGCTACTGGCAACAGTTCTCAGGGCGTAGTGGGCACCACGGCAACGGTTGCTAACGCAGGCTGGCGTATTCTGAGCCTTGTGCCGGAATCGCAAGTCAGCTCACCGGCAACGTATGTGTCCGGTACTGGCACGACCACGCTGACCGTTTCTGGTCTGACGGTTGGTCAAGTTCTTCCCATCGGGACGGATGTGTACCAGTTGGTCGCGGCCACTGGTCAGTTGCAGTTTACGGGCTCGTCCCTGACTGCTGCTGCAACGGTAGCATCTGCCACTTCGCAAGCGTTGACGGTGACTGCTTCGACGGTGACGGTTACTGGCGCGTTGGTGTTGGTTCAAAGCCAAGAAGTTTTGGCTAAGATCAACTTCAATGTCCATCGCTACAACATCGCTTAAGGAGTAAATCATGGCTATTGGACGTGCTCAACTACTCAAAGAACTTCTGCCAGGCTTGAATGCTTTGTTTGGCTTGGAGTATGCGCGCTACGGCGAACAGCACAAGGAGATCTACGATACGGAGACCTCTGAGCGCTCGTTTGAAGAGGAAACCAAACTTGCTGGCTTCTCCGCCGCTCCGGTGAAGAACGAAGGTGCAGCTATTGCGTATGACAATGCGCAAGAAGCCTGGACCGCTCGTTATAACCACGAGACCATTGCGCTGGGTTTTTCTATCACCGAAGAGGCGATGGAAGACAACCTGTACGACAGCCTGTCTCAGCGGTATACCAAGGCCCTCGCCCGGGCTATGGCGTACACCAAGCAGATCAAGGCGGCGGCAGTCCTGAACAACGGCTTCTCTTCGCTTGCTCTGTATGGCGACGGTCAGCCTCTGTTCTCGACGCAACACCCGCTGGTGTCTGGCGGCTTCAACTCTAACCGGCCCGCTACGGCGGCAGACCTGAACGAAACGTCCCTCGAAGCGGCTGTGATCCAGATCGCTGCCTGGACCGACGAACGGGGCCTGCTGGTCGCCGCAAAGCCGCGCAAGTTGATCGTTCCCCAAAACCTCAGCTTCGTTGCAACCCGCCTGCTTGGCACCCAACTCCGAGTTGGAACCACCGACAATGACATCAACGCCATTGTTAACAACGGCTCCATCCCGGAAGGCTATACCATCAATAACTTCCTGACCGATCCGAACGCCTGGTTCATCAAGACCGACGTTCCCAACGGCTTGAAGCACTTTGTCCGTATGCCGCTTGCCACTAGCATGGACGCTGACTTTGATACCGGTAACAACAGGTACAAGGCGCGTGAGAGGTATTCTTTCGGGTGTTCTGATCCTTTGGGAATGTTCGGCTCCCCCGGAAGCTCCTAAAAAGTACTTGTAAATCAAGCACTTACGTTTGATTGAGGCTCCTTCGGGGGCCTTTTTATTTGCCTGTTGACACACGTCGTGTGAATGGCGTATTATTACGGCTCCTATGTTGTGTAACGGAGATCCCATGAAAGAGCCAGTCATCTACAAGATCCGCAATGTCGTAAACGGCAAGTTTTACGTCGGAAGCACCACTGACACACGCGAACGGTTTCGCACACACCGCTCTCGTTTGCGCAAGGGCGTGCATCACTGTCGCCACCTCCAGGCCTCTTGGAACAAGTATGGAGAGGACTGTTTTAAGTTTGAAGTTCAAGAAGTGGTTGAGAATGCAACCAAACTTTGGGAGGCTGAGGCACGTTGGTTGGCTGAGCACTACGGTAAAGCTTATTGCTATAACGCTGGCAGTTCACCAGACGCGCCTATGCGAGGACGTTTTGGTGCAAGCAACCCAAAGTACAAAGTTCCAATAGCTGAAGAACAAAAAGCCGCAATCTCCGCCACGCTCAAAGCGTTTTACGCTGAAGACCCCAATAACCACCCCCGTGTAGGCAAGCAGCACACAGAAGAAACCAAAGCAAAAATTAGTGCCAAGGTCAATCAAGCCATAGCCGAAGGTCGAGGCGGTGCTTTCATACCGTCAGAGGAGACGCGGCAGAAAATGTCGGAAGCACTGAAAGGCAACCAGAACGCTCTTGGCTACAAGCGCACTGATGCCGAGCGTGAGGCTATTCGCCAGCGCACATTAGGCAACCAAAACTTCCTTGGCAAGAAACACACCGAAGAGTCCAAGCAGAAGATGCGAAAGAGCGTGGTAGAGCGGACATCGGGTCAAGTGTTTGACAGCTTGACTGCTGTGCTTGCGCACTATCAGATGACCATGCCTACCCTGCGGCGGGCGCTTGTTGCGGGCAAGCCTATTACCAAGGGCAAGTTTGCTGGTTTGGTGTTTGTTTACGCTTGACTCCCCCATTCCCCTGTGCTACCCTCATGTAAACCGAGATTCACAACAACCCGCCGACTGGCTCGGCAGACTTCTCCTCAGAGACGGCGGGTGCAGATTTGAGGAAACATCATGGGTTGGTCTACTATGTCTGGTCCGGTTCGTGTAGGCACGAACCGCTACCCTCCGGGGCGTAACACGGGCTTGGTGACTCTGGCTCAGTCGTATGACTCGGGCAATGTGTCTGCCGCTATTGGTAACGTGGATGTGTCGGCGCTCATCATCCCTGCGGGCTCGCAGATCTATGACATCGTGGTGGATCAGATTGTTATCCCCACCGCTACGTCTACGTTCACGATTTCTGTGGGCACCACTTCTGGTGGTTCGGAGTTGATGGCGGGTGTGGCAACGACTGCTGGCGGGCGTTTCCGTGGTACGGCTACTGCTGCTACACAGTTGGCATGGCAGACTTCCACCGCGGCAGATACGACAATCTTTATTCGCAATGCCATTGGCACGTTGGCTACCACGCAAGGCCGGTTCATTGTGACGGTTGTGTACGTCCAGCGCGATCCTAGCGGTGCTCAGAACCCGACCACGTTCCAGAACTGATGACGGGGGCTTCGGCCCCTTTTTCTAAATAGGAAAAAAGTATGAGCGGGTTTGCACCGTTATATGACAGCGCAACAGGGCGATCTTCTGCTTGGAAGGCTACGGATGACGCTGCGCATGTAGTGTCTACGGGCACCCAGAACATCACCACCAAGTTCCGCGACGCATTCGAGACCTACGACCCCGTCAATGGCGGCAAGTGGATTGAATCCCTCGGCACGGGTGACTTGGTGTACGTGGACGGCAACGCCGCCGCCGCCAGCTATCTTGTGGTCAGCAAAAACCCCCTAGTTGCTGGCACCGAGACGGCAATTGAGTCGATCCTTAAACTCAGTATGCCCATCGAACTGGGCTTCGGCGGGCATATGAGCCAGCGCACGCTGAGCCAGGCGTTCGCGGTCGAGATCGTGGACACTGGCACACCGTTGGAAGACGTGCCGGAGTTGGCTATCACGGCGATCCAGCAGGCCACAACCACGCTAACGGTCACTACCGAGCTGCCGCACAACCTGTCGGTGGGCAAGAGCATCGGCATTCGAGGCGTGCTGGACAGCCGGGTGAGCTACCCGTCCTTGGTTGTGGCGTCTGTGCCCGCGCCGAACCAGTTTACCGTGACCGCAGGCCCTGGCGGCACGATTGCGTCCCTGACGGCATATACCGCTTCGGTTCTCGCGTCCACGACCGCCGCGCTGCCTGCCAACGTTTACGCAAACGGCACGGCAGGTGTTGGGGCCACGCTCACAGCCTCAGCCAACGGGGCATTCCCGGCGCAAGACGGCGTGACCATCCCGCTGAACGGGCGTCTGCTGGTGCGCAACGAGGCGACGGGCGCCAACAACGGCGTTTATGTCCTGACGCAGGTGGGCTCTGCGGGCACTCCCTGGATTCTGACCCGAGCCACCGACTACGACACGGCGGCTGAGTTGACGGTGGTAGCCGGCGCGCTGTTCGCGGTGTCGGTGTTCGTGGAGGGCGGCGCAACTAACTCTCAAAAGACGTTCTACTTGTCCGCCACCGTCACAACGGTGGGTACAACGGATGTGACCTGGGTGGACTCTGGCAGAGTTGGCCCGCTAGGTTTCGTGTTTTTCCGTGAGCGCCTGGGTCGGGCCAACAACGGCGCCTCAATAATCTTTGAAAACTCGACGGTCACCAACGCTTCGCTCTACATCCGCTCGGAGTCTGGTGACGCGCTGCCCAGCGGCACCGTTGGGGGCAACCACTCAGTCACCATTGGAACGACGGCTTCCATCCAGATTGCGGGTGCGCAGCCCTACACCTTCTCGTTTTCACCGACCAACGAGTTTCGGATGGTCGTTCAGGCCGACCGCACGCAGTGGTCGGACGGTACGGTTGACTCGGCCACGACGGCCTCAAACAACCGACTGATGAGGTCTCAGGTTTGCCCCGACCCGAACGAGACCTACAAGCTGCGCATCCGCGCCACCAACAACAAGTCGATGCCGACCCCACTCGCGCAGATTGTAAGCGCGGTCAAGAGTGGCTCCACCACGGCAACGATCAACACGGACAGGCCGCACGGCTTGTTCACAGGCGATATCGTTCAAGTCTTTGGCATCCAAGCGCAGGGTGCAACCGAGTTCCCCAACTTGGTAACCCCCGGCCCGGTACTTTCCACCCCCAGCGCCACGCAGTTCACCGTCGCCATCGGCACGGCAGGCACGATCACCAGCTACGGTGGCGTCGTTGTGCGAGTGAACGGCGGCATCGGGTTTGGCGGGCTTGGTGGGCCCAACCTCGCGCTGGCTTCGGCCGCGCTGACCACACTTGTGGACGGCACGCGCCAACTCACGGTGGTGGCCTCCGCCACCTGGGTCGGCGCGGCGGTGATCGGTGATCTGGTGGAGCTGATAGGCGTGCGGGACAACGCCACGGGGGCCACGCTAAACGTGGACGGCCCGTGGAAGGTCGCCAACATCGCCACAACCACGCTGACGCTGGTGCTGCCGTATAGCGGTCAACGCACGCTGCCTGCGGACTTTGGGACCATCGCAGCACCTACCAACTGCGGCGGCGCGGCAATGCGGCGCACCGACCTGCGACTGTCGTTCATCCGAATTTTTGACTTTGCACGAGAGCGCGTGGAACTGCTGGCGCGTCCTTCCGGCGACGTTTCGGCCGCCGCGCCGGTTACAGTCCAAAACTCGCCCTCGGTCACCGTGAGCAGCGGCTCGGACCTGATCGGTAATGTTGGCGTCCAGTACCGCACGTCGGCCGCCGGCCTTGCGACGACTGCAACGCACTTTGTCGCAGCCGGCTCGACCAACGCAACGCTGGTCAAGAACGCTGCGGGCAAGGTCTTTGGGTGGTTCTTCGCAAACACCACGGCAACGTGGCGCTACGTCAAACTGCACAATCAGACCACTACCCCGACAGCAGGCTCTGGTGTCGTTCGTACCATCGGTGTCCCGCCAAACGGCGTTGCGTCATTCTTCTCCGAAGGCGGCATCACTTTTACCACGGGTATCGGCCTGACGATGGTTACGGGCGCTGCTGACGCGGACGCCACGGCAGTCACTGCCAACGACCTCGTGGGTGAATTGTTCTACGCGTAAAGGAAATATCATGAGCATTCAAGAACTTATCACGCTGCTGCAAAACAGGCTGACGTTCAACTCCATCCAGCGTGCCGCAGCTTTGTCGCGTGGCGATGCTGCGATGGTGGAAAACCTTGACAAAGACACCACCAATACGCAAGCAACTCTCGACCAACTGCTGACGCTGGTGTGACATGCCCAAGTCTCCCGCTTGGACCCGGAAAGAGGGTCAAAGTAAGACGGGCGGATTGAACGCCAAAGGGCGTGCTTCGGCCAAAGCACAGGGCATGAACCTGAAGCCTCCTGCTCCGCATCCAAAAACGGAGAAGGACGCCAAGCGGCGCAAGTCATTTTGCGCTCGCATGGGCGGTATGCCTGGGCCGATGAAGGATGACAAGGGTAGGCCAACTCGTAAAGCGCTATCATTGAAAGCGTGGAACTGCTAAAGAAAGGATGATGTATGTTTCAAGGTTTTAAACTGTGGCTGGCTAAATTGTTTCGATCTGCCGCTAACAAACTTGATCCATTGCCGAAGATGGTTCGCCCGATGTCTCGCGGCGGCAAAGGCGAAGAGCAGTGAAGTTCAACAAAATTGTTGGTATAACTTTAGTTGTACTGCTACTAACGGCAGCAGTTCACTACATGCCAACAATTTTGTCGCAACAGTACACAGAACCTGTGCGTATTGAAAGAGCACTGTTCTATGTAATGCAAGGTGTCAAAGGACTTGTTTTGTATGGAGTGATCTTGTGGTTGCTTCCAAAGAACAAGTTCATGGTTCCAGTGTGGTTCGCGGTGGCGTGGGCCATGTATGAAGATGCGCTAGTTGTTGGATGCAGGTTAGCCATAGGAATTGAAAATCCGGTGTCAAAAACCGCAAACCCGTGGGAAGGCATCTGTGAGCAAACAGGCATGGCTAACTACTGGCTTGTGATACCGCCAATTTTGGTTGCTTCAACATTGGCTTGCCTTCTTCATGTGAAAGATGAACATGGAAAAACTCTGCGATAAGACTGTTGAAGTTGAAAAGTTAAAGCAGTCAACATACTGGACTCGACTTGTTGTTCGTGTTACAAAATTAACAGCATTGCTGGTTGCTTTGCCTTTAGCGGGAGCGTCTGCAGTGAAAGAAGTAGTTCAATCAAATTCGCAGTCAGCTATGAATTTTCAACACAAGGCTGATGTTGTTGATGCCACCATGAAAGGGTTACCGCCTGTTGCGGTAAGCGGCGCGGCAGCAGCGGGGATGCAGATCAATGAAGTCATCATGTGGGCAACGCTTGTCTACTTGATCCTTCAGATTGGGTTTTTGTTGTACAAGTGGATACGTTTGCACAATGAGAAAAGCAAGACGGAAGACAAAGAGTAATGCCGGTCAAGTCTGAAGCTCAGCGTAGGCTGATGTACGCGGCGTTGAAAGATCCCAAGGGCGTTGGCATCCCCCGTAGTGTTGCCGAGAAGTTTGTTGGGCCGAAAGCCCATGCTGAAGGAGGCGATGTGAAAGAGTCCAAGGAAATGATGAAGAAGGAAGTGGCCTTCATGAAGAAGAAGGGCGCTCCGAAGTCCATGCTCAAGCACGAGATGGCCGAAGCCAAGGGCAAGAAGATGATGGGCGGCGGCATGGCTTATGCCAAGGGCGGCGGCGTCGAGTCCAAGGGCAAGACCAAGGGCAAGATGGTCAAGATGATGCGCGGGGGCAAGTGCTAAGGAGATAAAAATGCCTGCTATTGATCCAAAGTCTTTGTCTACAAAGTTGCAAAATAGAGCGCCATCAAGAAACTTGACACCACAAGAAATGCAAATGGCTATTGCACAAATGAAGTCTCCATCGGCACCGACGGCACCGCGTTCGACGCGCCGCTTTGATAGCGGGCTTAACCCGGATGATTCTCCAATAATGCCTCCGCGTGTTGAAGAAATGCTCCCTGCTAATTTTGTAGAAGAGGCTCCTCCGCAACTTCCTATGCAGTCAAACAGTGGCATGGTAAACCCGCGCCGTCGCCTGCCAATGACCCCCTACGGTGAGCCGTCTTTTGCAAAAGGTGGTGTTGTCAAGTCCAAGGGGATTGACGGCTGTGCCCAGCGTGGTAAGACCAAGGGGAAGTACATCTGATGCGCGCCAGTAGGGGCATGGGCGCTATCCGTAAAGGTTTGACAAAGCAGCGCCGTGACAACACAGACTTTACCGAGTATGCAAAAGGTGGAGAAGTTGGGCTTTATGACCGCATCAACGCCAAGCGCAAGCGGATTGCCGCTGGATCGGGTGAAAAAATGCGCAAGCCGGGTTCTCCCGGCGCTCCTACTGCCAAAGCCTTCAAGCGTTCTGCGATGACAGCAAAGTAAATGTTGCGTTGATAGCAAAGTAAATCATGACCACATCCGGCGCAGCTACGTTCAATCTTGACCTCAATGAATGCGTCGAGGAAGCGTTCGAGCGTTGCGGCACGGAGTTGCGTACTGGCTATGATCTGCGCACAGCCCGTAGGTCGTTAAATTTGTTGCTGGCAGATTGGGCGAACAGGGGTTTGAATTTATGGTGCGTGGAGCAAGGCCAACAAGTCTTGACTCCTGGCACAAACACTTACACCTTGCCGGCTGACACGGTAGATTTGATTGAGCATGTGATCCGCACGGGCGCGGGCAATGTCTCTACTCAGACTGATCTGACCATCACGCGTATCAGTGTTTCTACCTACTCGTCCATTCCCAACAAGTTGCAACAAGCAAGGCCGATTCAGGTGTGGATCAATCGGCAAGCTGATGCGCCAGAGTTTACGGTGTGGCCTACGCCTGATGATTCTCAGACATACACGTTTGTCTACTGGCGGCTTCGCAGGATTCAAGACGCTGGGGCTGGTGGTACTTATACGCAAGACATACCGTTCCGTTTTCTGCCGGCGCTGATATCTGGGCTGGCTTATCAACTGTCCATGAAGATCCCGAATGCGATGGATCGGATGCAAATTTTGAAGGCTCAGTACGAGCAAGACTGGGAGTTGGCTAGTTCCGAGGACCGCGAAAAGGCAGCTATTCGGTTAATTCCAAGACAGATGTTTGTGAGTTAGTATGAGCAACCGTTTTGCCAACGGCAAAAAATCCTTTGGGTTTTGCGATCGTTGTGGCTTCCGCTTTGACTTGAAGAAGTTGAAGAACGAGGTAGTCAAAACAAAGCAGACTCAGATTCGTTCTTGCCCGGATTGCTGGAGCCCGGACCATCCGCAGCTTCAGTTGGGCATGTACCCTGTTGCTGACCCGCAGGCTATCCGCGATCCTCGGCCTGACACGAATACTTGGTACGCATCTGGAGTAACTTCTAGTGGGACAATCGGAGAAGGTAGTCGGGTAATTGAGTGGGGGTGGGCACCAGTTGGGGGTGCTAGTGGCGTGATGAGTGGAGTGACACCAAATTCCTTGGTTGCCAATGGATATGTTGCTACAGTAACAGTTTAAGGAGCACACATGAAGATGACACCTGAAAAGGCCGTGGCGAAGCATGAAAAGCGCATGCACCCTGGCAAGAAGCCATCCTTTAAGAAGGGTGGCCCTACCACTGAAGACCGACTGAAGTACGGGAAGAACATGGCCCGTGTGATGAACCAGAAGGGGTGAGACATGGGAAAAGTTACCAAAGTTGCTAATCCAAAGACCTTGCCTCAAGAAATTGACAACTTGAGAAACACAAGTTGCATGGTTGTTGGGCAGACTGCTGCGAACCCTGCGCCGCCCACCAAAACTTCGGGCATCAAGATGCGCGGTGTGGGTGCTGCTACTCGGGGCTTCATGTCTAGAGGGCCGATAGCGTGAACTACTCGGAACTGAAAACGGCTGTAGAGGATGCGACGGAAAACGCATTCACTACTGTTGACTTTGCCACTATCACAAAATTGGCAGAGCAAAGGATCTACAACGCCGTTCAGCTTCCGATCCTTCGCAAGACTACGACACTGGTTCTTAGCGTCAGCAACCCGCTGATTCCAGTGCCGGTGGATTTTTTGACGCCGTTCTCGCTGGCTGTTATCTCTGCGAATGAGTACAGTTTTTTGCTGAACAAGGATGTAAATTTTATTCGGGAGTCGTTTCCTAACCCGAATGTAACGGGCACGCCGAAGTACTATGCCTTGTATGGAACGCAGACTGGCACTCCAAAGGTGCAGTCTTTCCTGCTTGGGCCGTCGCCCAGCGCGGCGTTCAATGCAGAACTGAACTACTTTTACTACCCGGAGAGCATTGTTACTGCTTCTACAACTTGGCTTAGCGACAATTTTGACAGCGTGTTGTTCAACGCTGCGATGGTTGAAGCGGCAAGGTGGATGAAGCAGGAGCCGGATATTGTGGCGATGATGGATAAGGAACTCAATCAATCCATGATCTCGCTCAAGAATCTGGGTGATGGCAAGAACCGACAAGACAGTTATCGATCAGGGCAGCTTAGAACACAGGTGATGTAAATGCCGATTGCACAAACTCTGTGCTCATCGTTCAAGCAAGAGTTGGGGCAGGCAATCCACAACTTGCCTGTTGATACCTTGAGAATGGCGCTGTATGTAAGCGCCGCATCGCTTGGACCGACTACAACGGTGTACTCGTCTACCAATGAAGTGGTAGGAACAGGGTACACCGCTGGTGGTATTGCTCTAACCAGTGTTCAGTGGGTGTTGTCTGGCACGGTTGCTTACTTGACGTTTGCAAATCCATCGTGGGCTGGATCTTTGACTGCGCGGGGCGCTTTGATCTACAACGCATCAAAAGCGAACCGTGCTATTGCGGTGCTGGATTTTGGCGCTGATAAGACTGCCAATCCTTTTGTGGTGCAGTTGCCTGCGCCTTCGGCTACATCTGCCCTGATCCGAATAGTTTGAGGTTCACATGCCATCAACCTTTACCAGTAGTCTAAGACTTGTTCTCCCTGCAACGGGGGAGTTGTCAAATACTTGGGGCACGGTGTTCAACGCCGGGGCTACAAATTTGATTGACACGGCGATATCTGGCACGACCAGTATCACGATGGCCGCTGCTGATTACACACTGACATCTGCCAACGGAGCCGCCGACGAAGCGCGGGCGATGTTCCTTGTGCTGGGCGGAACGCCTGGGGCGGCAAGAAACGTCATCGTTCCTGCGGTAAGCAAACTGTACTTTGTCACCAACAACACAACTGGTGGGTTTGCACAGACAGTCAAGACATCAGCGGGGAGTGGAATTTCCGTACCTAACGGAAACAGCATGGTTCTACGTTGCAACGGAACCAACGTGCTGGAAGGGATTACTCTTCCTTCTGCTGGTGTTTCATTGAGTGCTGATAACACTTGGACGGGAACTCAAACTTTCAGTGGCACGAGCGCTAAATTTGGCGTGGTGCTCAATGATGCCGCAGAAGTGGCTACTGTTTCTGCCACGGCGGCAACAGGCACGATTAACTACGACATCACTACACAGTCTGTTCTGTTCTACACCACGAACGCAAGCGGAAACTTCACGGTAAATTTGCGGGCATCTGCTGGAACTACGCTGGACACAGCCTTGGCAGTGGGCCAAGCGGCTACCGTAGTGTTCCTTGTTACGAACGGAACTACTGCGTACTACAACACCACCGTGCAGGTAGACGGAACCACATCAGGGGTCACCACCCGGTGGCAAGGCGGCGCAGCGCCCACGGCGGGCAATCCCTCGGGCGTGGATGTGTACTCCTACACGATCATCAAAACCGCTGCGGCTACGTTCACCGTGTTGGCTTCCCAGACGAGGTTTGCGTAATGCCGTTGCTTGGAACGAGGGGGGCTGCCTCTGCGCGGGGGTTTGGGATGCTGTCGGTTGTCGGGGCCGTTGGGTGGATTGGATTGTTGGCACCAAGTGCAGTTGGAGATACAAAAGGACGATCTGTTGCAGTAGATTCTTCTGGAAATATGTATGTAATAGGGCATACAAATCCAAGCGGCAACTATGAATTCCAACTTGCCAAGTATTCCAGCAGCGGCGTCATTCAATGGCAAAGAAATTTGGGCGACTCTTCTAGTTTAGAGTTTGGATATTCTGTTGCATTAGACTCTTCTGGTAATGTTTATGTATGCGGAACATCAAATGTTAGTGGTACATACAACATTCAGATAGCAAAATATAACACCAGTGGAGTTATACAATGGCAAAGAAGTCTAAACAGCAGTTCTAATTTGGAAGAGGGCCGAGCAATAGCCGTAGATTCTTCTTCTAATGTTTACATTTGCGGGTTTTCGGCCGCAGGATCTCCAAGCGGAGATATACAAATTGCTAAATACGATACAAGTGGCGCAATTCAGTGGCAAAGAAGTTTAGGCGGCCAATCACGAGGCTTTTGTATTGCAGTAGATTCGTCTGCTAATCTCTATGTAGGAGGTGCCTCAATAGCGGGAGGAAATAATGCATTACAAGTGTCCAAATACAATACCAGTGGCGTCATTCAATGGCAAAGAACATTAAGTGATGCTGTCAATGATGAGCAAACCAATGGACTTGCGGTTGATGCTTCTGGTAATGTTTATCTATGCGGTTACTCTGGGCCAACTGGAAGTACCAACATTCAGATTGCCAAGTACAACACCTCTGGAACAATCCAATGGCAAAGAACTCTAGGGTCCAGCGGGAACAACCGTGGTAACTCGGTTGCAATAGACGCTTCTGGAAATGTTTATCTTTGCGGATACTCAAGCGCTGCTTTTGGCTGTCAACTTGCAAAATACGATACAAACGGCAACATTCAATGGCAACGTATTTTAGGTTATGCTAGTTACGCGGCAGAAGGTTTTGGTATCGCTCTAGATTCTATAGGAAACTTTTACGTCTGCGGTATTGGTTGGGATACAGGGCCAGTTAGGGACGGATTTTTGTTTGCAAAACTTCCTGGAGATGGTTCTAGAACAGGGACGTTTTCATTGTCTGGATTATCTGTTACGTATGCCAATACGAGCCTTACAGACTCCGCGTCAAGTCTTACATCTGCGGCGTCCTCCTTGACTGATGCTGCCTCAAGCCTGACAGATTCTGCATCTAGCTTGACAGATTCTGCATCTTCTCTCACCTCCACGGTCACTCAGATATGAGCACCTACATCAAACTCTCCACCCTTGAATACCCGCGCCACATTGGCGACATTCAGACCGATCCCCTTGGCATGGCCGATTACGCCTTGGTGGAGTGGGTGGATCCGCCTTCGGTAGACGCTTCGCACCGCGCCGTGCAACTGCCGCCCGTGCAGGTGGCCGGCGCATGGAAGATGGCCTGGCAAGTGCAATTGAGGCCGCCGCCCAGCGTGGTGACCGCCCGCCAGGCCCGCCTGGCCCTGCTGCAGGCCGGCAAGCTGGAAGCGGTGGCTGCGGCCATTGCTGCCCTGCCCAGCCCCACCAAAGAGGCCGCGCAGATCGAGTGGGAGTACGCCACCGAGATTCGGCGCGACTGGCCCCTGGTGCAGACCCTGGCGCCCGTGTTGGGCATGTCCGCTGCCGATCTTGACGCGCTGTTCATTGCCGCAGCCGCCCTGTAAAAACATGAAAGCCCGCATAATTGCCGCCGCCCTCAGCCTCAGCGCCGCCGGCCTGGTGGCCCTGGTCATGGACGAAGGCTACACGGAAAAAGCCGTGCGCCCGCTGCCCACTGACGTGCCCACCGTCGGCTTCGGCTCCACCCGCCGCCCTGACGGCAGCCCCGTGCAGATGGGCGACACCACCCGCCCACCCCAAGCCCTAGCCTTGGCCCTGCGCGAAGTGCGGCAGTTTGAGAGCGCCTTGCAGCGCTGCGTCACCGCCCCGCTCACACAGGGTGAGTACGATAGCCTGGTGAGCCTGGCCTACAACGTGGGGGCGGATGCCGTGTGCCGCAGCACCATGGTACGCCTGCACAACGCCGGCCAGCACGCCCAAGCCTGCGCCGAGTTCGACCGCTGGACGTTTTTCCAGGGCCGAGACTGCCGCGACCCCGCCCACCGCTGCGGCGGATTGGTCAAGCGCCGCGAGAGCGAACGCGCCAAGTGCGAGGGTCGCTCGTGATTTTGGGAAGCCTAATCAGCCGCCCCATGCTGGCGGGCATCCTGGTGGCACTGGCCCTGGCCGGCGTGCAGACCTGGCGTCTGCAGCGCGCCCAGCTTACCGCCGCCGAGCTACGCACAGAACTCCAGGCCCAGCGCCGCCAAGCCGCCGAAGACCGAGCCCAGGCCGTGGCCGCGTACCGCAACATCGAGCAAGCATGGATCCACAAGCACCAGGAGATTGCCCGTGAAGCCCAAGACCAAACCCGCCGTACTGCCGCTGCTGCTGCTGATGCTCGCCTTGCTGGTGACAGCTTGCGCCAGCGCGCCGAGCAACTTGCCGCCACCTGTTCCGCCGCCGCCCCAAATCCCGCCGTTGCCTCCAGCGGCCCAACAACCACCAACCCCGCCGCTGTGCTTGCCGACGTGCTCAGACGGGTGGAAGAGACTGGTAGAGAGCTTGCTAAAATAGCGGATGACCGGGGCACCGCTGGCGTAGCCTGCGAACGCGCTTTCCTTGGATTGTTAAAAAGCCAAGAGGCAGAAGCAAAATTGCCGAGGTAGATATGTTACTCAAGAAACTTTACGTTTGTTGTCCCAATATGCTTTTCTGGCAGCGGATAGTTTGGCGCGGTATTCCGGCGTGTCCCACTCGGCACGACGAGCCTTGAATTCTGGTGAATTCATGGTTACCTTAAGTCGCTCCTTGCGTTGGGCGAGCGCCTCTGGTGTTGACATTTTTTCGCGCCTTCGATCTTGGGCTTTTTGTATGCCCTGTATGCGGCGTTTTTTAATCTCAGTGTCAGTGTTGAGTATTTTGTGGTACTCACGCATTGGATTAGTTGGGTCAAGTAAGCGCTGGCGTTTTGCCTCCAACACTTCTTGTCTTGGTCGAGTTACGCCTTCTCCGCCGTCTGTAAAGTTTGCAAGCGTGCCTCCGTCAGAAATGCGCTTAAAGTGCGCAATTAAAGATTTTTCTAGTGAGCAAGCATCTTCCCAAGAAACCCGAACAAAGCGTTGTACTTTTATGTTCTCCGGTCCATACTTCTGCACCATCCGGAAGCACAAAGTGTTGCGATCTTTTGTCTTGATGCATGTCGGCTTCCAACGCGTAGAAGTCTTGCCAATTCCGACATAAAACGGAATCCAGTCAGGGCTAAACCAAATGTACACGTACGCAGAAGCATCGAGTGTTTTCATGAGAGGAGCATAACATGCCCCTAAAAAAACTGAAACTTAATACAGGGGTTTCGAGGGAAAACACTCGCTACTTCAACGAGAACCGTTGGTATTCCTGCGACAAGATCCGCTTTCGCCAGGGCACGCCTGAAAAAATTGGTGGCTGGCAGCGGGTATCGTCCACCAGTTATCTTGGCACATGCCGCTCTCTGTGGCAGTGGGCAACCAATGGCGGTGTACCCTACATTGGCGTAGGCACACACCAGAAGTATTACGTCTACTACGGTGGAACGTATTACGACATCACGCCTGTGGTTAGCACAACTGCTGCCGGGGCGGTCACATTTTCTGCGGTAACGGTGTCTCCGTTTAGCACAACCATCACTGTCAACCACACAGGACATGGCGCTACGGTAGGAACATCTGTCACGTATTCTGGAGTTAGTGCTTCCGGGCTGGGTGGCGCTATTACTCAGGCGGTTTTGCAGTCTGAGTTTCAGATTACGTCCGTGATTGATGTTAATTCTTACACCATCACTTCGCCAGTCTTGTCCAATGCTTCTGACACTGGGAATGGTGGGGCGGCTGTAGTAGGGGCGTATCAGGTCAACGCTGGCAATGATATTGAAACGCCTGTTGCGGCGGCGTGGGGAACTGGCGGGTGGGGTCTTGGAGCATGGGGCGTAGGCTCTGGCGGGATAACCCCAATCAGAATCTGGAACCATCAAAACTTTGGTGAAGATTTGATCTATGGCCCCAAGGGTGGGCCAATGTACTATTGGGATACATCTGCTGGGTTTACTACTAGAGGCGTGGCGCTGTCTTCCATGCCAGGTGCAACAGATGTTCCAACTGCACAAAATTTGTTCATCGTGTCTGATGCGTCAAGATTCGTTCTTGCGTTCGGTTGCAATGACTATGGGGCAACAGAACTAGACCCGATGCTGATTCGGTGGACCGCACAGGAAAGCGCGGTGAACTGGACGCCATCTGCCACGAACCAGGCCGGCAGTCTTAGGTTGTCTCACGGGTCAAAGATCGAGGCAATCCAGCAGGTGCGCCAGGAAATCTTGGTCTTCACAGACACAACGCTGTACGGCTTGCAATACTTAGGCGCTGGCAATGGGGTCTGGGGATCTCAGCTTCTGACAGATAACATCTCCATCATCAGTGATCGATCAGTAGTCACCGCATCTGGCGTTACCTACTGGATGGGTGAAGACAAGTTCTATGTCTTTGATGGTCGAACCAACTCTTTGGAATGCGACCTTAGAGAATATGTCTTCCGTGATATCAACATCAATCAATACCAGCAAGTTTTCAGCGGAACGAATGAGCAGTTCAATGAAGTTTGGTGGTTCTATCCGTCTCTTAACAGTACGGTAGTTGACAGGTATGTAATCTACAACTACGTGGAAAAGGCGTGGTACTACGGCACTCTTGGCAGAACCGCTTGGATTGACGTTGGCTTGTTCTCAAACTATCCCATCGCGGCCACGTATGTAAACAATCTGGTACAGCATGAAGTTGGCTGTGATGACAACTCAACTGCTGTGACGCAGCCAATTAACTCTTACATCACATCGTCAGAATTTGACTTGGATGATGGGGACAGATTTGGATTTGTCTGGCGAGTTTTGCCTGACTTGACGTTCAGAGGGTCAACGGTTGAGAACCCGTCAATTTTAATGACGCTGCTGGCGTTGCAGAACTCAGGCTCAGGCTACGACCCTCAGACTTTTGGAGGATCAGACAGCGGGACAGTGACAAGAACTGCCACGGTGCCGATTGAAAAGTTCACGGGCCAAGTCAACGTGCGCGTAAGAGGCCGGCAGATGTCCATTAAATTGGAGTCTAGCGCCATAGGTGTGCAGTGGCAGATGGGTGCTTTCAGAATCGATATTCGCCCTGATGGCAGGAAATGACATGGGCATCATTTCCTACATCCAAAAGATATTCAAGGCGCCGGCTCTGCCAAAGCCTACACTTCAGTATGACGTCACATATTTTGACAACCTAGTCAACATACTTAGGTTGTACTTTAACCAATTAGATAGCCTGCTGGAGCAAATAGTGGCAACGTCAGGAACAGCAATTCCAGTAAGTATTGGTGGAACAAACACAGATGCGTTCGGGCGGCTAAGAACCAGCGCTCCTTACACGCTGTTTGACTCTCAAAACCGCTACGCTATTGACAATCAGTTTGACACCAGCACCGCCACTGCAGGCTCAACAACGTACCTGCCCAACGAATCATCGGTGCGGATGGATGTCACCACCTCTAGTGGGTCTGAAGTTGTAAGGCAGACTTACAGGTGCATGCCGTATCAGCCGGGTAAAGGTTTGTTGTGCTTGGCTACGTTCGTTATGAACTCCCCTAAGACCGGGCTCCGTCAACGGGTGGGGTACTTTGGAACCCAGAACGGCGTGTTTATCCAGCAAGCAGACAGCACCGTCTCCTTTGTTCTGCGGTCTTACATCTCAGGATCTGTCAGTGATGCGCGGGCGGTCAACCAAGCGGATTGGAACGGCGACAAACTTGATGGAACAGGAGACTCAGGGTTTACCCTTGACCTGACCAAAGCACAAATTTTGTGGATGGACTTTGAGTGGCTTGGGGTTGGATCTGTTCGTTGTGGGTTCATCATTGACGGGCAGTACATCGTCTGCCACACGTTTGAGAATGCAAACGACATTACTTCTGTCTACATGACCACGGCAATTTTGCCGGTCAGGTATGAGATCACCAACACCGCAGCGACGGCAAGCGCTTCGTCCATGAAGCAAATTTGCTCCTCGGTGGTTTCAGAAGGCGGGTACGAGCAGACCTCCATCGAGCACGTTGCCCGCAGGACAACGACCAGAACTTCGATCAGCACGACATTTCTCCCTCTGGTGTCCATCCGGCTGGCTTCCACCGCGCTGAACGCAGTGGTGCTGCCCGTAAAATTTAACGTGATGCCGACCTCGACGGGGGATGACTTTGAGGTTATCCTGGCAAAGAACAGCACAGGGCTGACTGGGGCTTCTTGGGCTGCGGTAGCAAGCGATGCCAACGTGGAAATGGACACCTCTGCCACGGCCATGACGGTAGGCACCATCGTAGATATCCAGTACGTGAAAGCCACAAACCAGTCCAGCGGGACGATCAACCAGCCTGCGGCGTACAACTGGGATCTTCAGTTGGGTTCCTCCTTGACGGGGACGAGCGATATCTATACGCTGGGCATCCGGGTGCTGTCGGGCTCCTCCGGTGCGGCCATCGGGTCTTTAACCTTCTACGATTTGACTCAATAACTGGTGAAGACATGGGTGAAGATTACATTGACCAGTTAATGGCTAGTGGACAAGGCACCACGATGGATGACATCGTGCGCATGACCACGGACACCAATGCGCCTTTTTGGGAACCATCAAACTATGGGGTAGTAAAAAAAGATGGATTCATCTTAGACCCAATTTATGGCACGGATCAATCTGGTCATGGGGAAGAAGGACAAATGTATTCAAAGACACCAGTGTATGGTGTAAGACGATACAAAGAAGGAAGTACGTTTGGAGATTCGTATGAACAGCTTGATCCAATAACAGGCAAGGTGATTGGCAAAGGTGTACTAAAAGAAAACCCAAATACAAGTTTTTGGGGTGGTTTTACTGGAAGCCTCAAAAAAGCAGCCGCTGATCTTGGGCCTATTCTTCAGTTCACTCCTCTTGCCCCGTTTGTTCGCGCAATAAATGCGTTAAGTGCAGCAGAGCAAGGTAACATTCTTGGGGCCCTTGCTTCTGGGTTGCCACTTGCAGATAAGATTCCTGGTCTTGATAAAGCAACTGTGTCTGCACTACAAAGTGCAGGCAAATATGCAGCCGTTGCTTCTGCGGCAAAGTCCAAAGATCCAATGCAGTTGCTAAATGCTTTGTCACAAACAAAAGAATTTGGCGGAGAAATTCCAAAGGACCTTAAAACAATTGGTGGCTATATTGGTAAAGCAGGGCAAGTAAGCAGAGCAATCAAGGGAGACCCAAGTGCAATTTTGGGGTTAGCTACTGGTGCTGCCCGCGGGAATATGTCGTTGCCCAAAGAGCCAGGAGTTAAAACAACGGACGCCACAACGCAGCAACTTCTGGATATTTTTGGAACGCCTCAAGACACGGGAAGAGTGCTGGGTCAAGTTGCTGGTGAGATTCCTTCTGGAATGTTTGATACCAATGAAGGCGGCAGTGGTGATGACTACGGCGATCTGCCATCATGGGCGCTTGATCCTTACGGAACAACGTCAGACGCCTATTATGATTCTGATCCAACTCAAGAAAAGTACGCTGAAGAAGATAGATTGTTGGGTAAATATCCAGCGCCGGCTTCAATCATAGATCCCAAGACTTCCATGTCTCCGCAGGAAATGTCGCGTTTTCTTGAGGCAAACATTGACGACCCAGTAATCATTGATAGCGTGATGCAGGAGTACTTCCCGGATCTATATATGCAGTCTATTAACGTGACGGGAACTATTCCAAATCAAGGGGACATTACCGCTCCGCGTAGCATCCGAGACATTGGCACGGTGACGACTATTAGTCCAGATGAAAAGCTGGAAGGAACGACTATTCAAGAACCAGATTTGTCCGTTGGATTGCCAGTAGCCGTTGCACCCACACCAGCACCTAGAGCACCCGCGCCTGCGCCTAGAGCACCAGCGCCTGCGCCTAGATCGCCGGCCCCTTCGAGTGCAGGGTCGGGACTGGACTTGTCAGCACTATTTGCAATGATGGGCGCAATGGCGAATCAACAGCAGCCTACTAGGACGGCAACAGGAACGAGCTTGGCACGCGGCACACCAGAATCGCCGTTTGGTCTGATGTACAAATTGAGAGGTTGATATGAGTTGGGAAACAGATCCTATTGATTACGAAAATCTTCCATCTTTTGGGTGGGAGTCTGATCCCATTGACTATGAAAATTTGCCTGATGTTTTGGAAGTAGACTACAGTAATGAGGGAAGAAACTATCCCACGGTAGAGTCTACTCAAGGCCCCGGTGGTAGCCCAGTTAATGCTTCAATGAACTGGCAAAATTCAAACTGGGCAAAAACCCTACCAAGCTGGGTAAAAGATTTGTTTGGTGGTGCCGCAGATGTAATGTCATCCAAAGCAGGTCTTGCTGGCCTGATGGCGCTCTTGTCGTATCTTGATAGGGACAAAGGGCAACAGTACGGCGGCGGCACAACGCAGGCGTATGCTGGCCCATCTCGCCCACTAACGGCTACTACTGAACAAGGCAAGTACGGGCCTATCGTCCGCTATGCTGCCAATGGCGGGCTGATGCAGGCTTACGCAAATGGCGGCAAGGTGCAGATGGAAGACGGTGGTTTTGTGATGACCAAGAAAGCCGTTGATGGAGCGGGTGGGCCGCGAGGCATTCAGCAGCTTGTACCGGGCGCAAGGATGATTGGTGGACCGCCTGATCCTACTGGCAGGCGTGATCTCACCCCCGCTGTAATTCACGGGCCGAAAGGTGTAACGCCGGCCAAAGTATCAAGCGGAGAAGCCTACGTGCCCAAGCATGTAGTTGACCAACATGGCGGTCCAGATAGGATGTACGCCATTATGAACAAGTTGCAAGGGAGGGCATGATGGCTTTGCCTAATACTCCGGCTGGATGGGAGTCTTACACTCCGCAGCAAAAAATTTCGTGGTTCAACGCTAACAATGTTACGCCGAATCAACTTCTGGCGGCTGGAGTTGGGCAAAGTGATATCAATTGGATGCAATCCCAAGGATACACAGGCAATGCTCCCACTCCAACGCCCGCTCCTGCGCCCACTCCACAACAGATGGCATCAAGTGCAGGCGTAACTCTGCCTGCCGGATGGGAGTCGTATACGCCCGCTCAGAAGATCCAATTTTTCAATGCACAAGGTCTTGACCCAAATGAATTAAAGGCGGCAGGAGTTGCTCAGTCTGATATCGATTGGATGAAGGGACAGGGGTATACAGGTGTTGCGCCCACATCTGTATCTGCAACAACCACAACCATTCCTGCATCTCAGTCAACGCTGAGTCCTAATTTTGCGCCGTTCGTATACGACATGCTTGCCAAGGGGCAGGCGGCGGCAAACTTGCCGTTCCAAGCATTCACAGGAACAAGGTTCGCAGGGCCATCTGATCTTCAGAAGCAGGCATTTGAAGGGCTGAAGTCTCTAACACTGCCGGGGCAGTACCAGACTGCAACAGACTATGCAAAGCAAGTGTTTGACAAAGCCTCTGGCATGTCATTCACGCCGACCACGTTTAACACTGGTCTGGGTTCTTTGAAGTCTGTTGAAGAGTACATGAGCCCGTATCAGTCTGCTGTGACTGATAT